CGCCGAGGCCTGCGCGGCGTTGATCACCGTGCCCGGGCCGGCCACGATCTCGGGGCCGTTCTCGCCGACGATGTTCCACCGCCCGCGCCGCATGTCCCCACCGCGCTCGAAGAACCCGCCGAACGTGCTGCCGAAGAAGCTGCCGATGGAGCCCACGGCCGACCCGAGCGCGTCGCCGAAGCCGCCGCCCTGCCCGAACAGCCCGAGCAGCTGCTGCAGGAAGGGCCGAACCACCGCCAGGCGGAAGAACTCCTGGATGAGCGCATCGACCGTGTCGTTGCCGGTCTTGACCAGGCCGACCAGCCCGTCCTCCACCGACTGGATGGCGCCGCCGAACACACGCTCGGTCTCGGTACCCAGCTTGCCGGTGCGCTCCAGATACTTGTCGATCGCGCGCTGGATGCCGCCCTCGGCGTCGTTGTCGACGTCGCGCTCGCGCTGCTCGCCTTGCCTGCGCAGGTCGCGTTGTCGTTCGAGCAGGCGGATGTTGCGCTCGCGCGCTTCGATCTCGGCGTCGCTGGCCTCGGCGTTGCGCGCCATGGCCAGCGCCTGCTGCTCGGTGGCGATGGCCTCGTTGAGACGCGCGTCTTCGAGCTTGCGCAACTGCCGCTCGGACAGGCCGATCTCCTGCACGTAGGCCTCGAGCGCGGCGTTGGCTTCGATGCGGCGCTGCGCGTCGGCCGCCAGGGCATCCAGGCCGCGCTGCTCGATCTGCAGCGAGCGCTCGCGCAGCTCCACCTGCTCGCGCTGGCGGCGGTTGCCCTCGTCGAGCGCGAGCAGCTTCTCCAGCTCGCCGGCGATGGCGCGCTTCTGCACGTCGGTGAAGCGGCTCTCTGCGTCGGCCAGCTTGGTGACCACCTCCAGCGCGAAGCGCTGCTGCTCGCCCAGCTTCTCGCCGGTGTCGAGTTCGCTCTGCTGCAGGGTGATGCGCTCGGTGACGGTGCGGATCAGGTCGGCGTAGGCGCGGCGGGCCTTGTCGATGCCGGCGGTGTCGATCTTCTCCGGCACGTTCAGCCTGGGAGCAACCTGCTCCGGATTCACCAGGCCGCGGCCGCCGCCGGCCGCGCCGTCGCTCAAGCCCAGATTGACGCGTTGAAGTTCCTTCAGCAGCGCGCGCTTCTTGGCAAGCTCGGCTTCGACTTGCGCAACGTTGTTGCTCTCGATCGCACGGCCCGGAGGGCCGAAGCGCTCGACGCGCGCCGTCACGTTGCGGCTCAGCGCCTCTGCGCTGCGCTCAAGCTTGCTAATGTCTGCCTCGACGGTCTTGATGTACGCGCCGAGGTTGCCGCGCTGGATGCGCTCCTCGAATGCGTCCAGCGCTGCGATCAGACCGTTCTTGTTGAACGCTTCGAGGATCGCGTTCAACGCCGGCACGAAAGTGCTGAGGATTCCGCGGCCGGCGTTGGTGGCGTTGGCTTCGAGGCGGAAGAGCTGCTTGTTCAGCTGCTCGGCCGCTTCGGCCTGTTGCGTCGTTGTCTTTGCGCTCAGCTCGCCTGCCTCGGCCAGGTCTTTCAGGAACGGCGCGGCCTCGCGCACGCTCTTGCCGAACAGCTCCTGGATGGCTCGGGCCTTGCCGCCGTCATCGGCGTAGCGCGCCAGCGCGACGGCGGTGCGCTGCAGCGCCTCGGCCGGGTCCAGACGTCTCAACTCGGCGACATCGAGGTTCAGCGCCTTGAAGATGCGGGAGGTGTCGTCGCCAGGCCTCGCGTTCTTCAGCTGGTTGTTGAACTTGACCAGCGTGTCGGCCGCCGTCTCGAACGTGCCGCCGGTGCGGCGCGCAATGTCGTCGAGCGCGCTGATGTTCTCGATCGACGCGCCGGTGGCGTCCTTCAGGTCGTTGAACGCGTCGATCGCGTTCAGGCTGTTGCGCGTGGCGGCGAGCAGGAAGCCGGCGGGCAAGGCGACGGCCAGCGCGCCGACGGCGCCGCTGATGGCCGTGCGCACGCCGCCGAAGGCGCGCTCGATGCGCTGCGCGTTGCGCTGCGCGAGCAGCGCGGCCTTGTCGAAGCCGGACTCCAGCTTCGCAAGCCGCGCTTCGAGATCGATGGTGACAACGGCCAATGGCACTGATGCAGCTCCTAGATCGTGCAACCAGCGTGCAGAGCGCGCTTGGCGGAGAGATAGGCCCTGCGTGCGGCCTTCACTGTCGAGAAGTGGCCCAACCAAAGCTGGCGACCTCGCACCTGAATGCGAGCCTTGAAGCCGCCACGTCGGCGATCTACGGTGACGCCGAGGACGCCGGTCTCGTTGTCCACGCGAGCTCTCCGCAGGTTTTGGCGGTTGACGATGTTGGGCACGTCGCGCAAGTTGACGATGCGGTTGTCGAGACGATCGCCGTTCACATGATCGATGTCGGCAACGGGCGGCGCGCCGTAGTAGTACAGCCACGCGACGCGGTGCGCCTGGTACAGCTTCCGATCGATGCGGACGGTCAAGTAACCCGTGGCTGACACGTGTCCGAATGACGAGCCCAGGCTGCTGACCTTTGCGCCCGCTCGACCTGTCCTCGGCCGCCATGCAAACGTGCCGTGCACATGGTCGTAGCTGATCAACTCGCGCAAACGCTCTGCTGCTTCAACGCTCATCTGGATCACTTCGGCTTCTGTGGTTGGTAGGTGCGCAGGGTGTAGAGGCGGTGCATCAGGCCGTCGAGGTCAGTGATGCCGAGGTGCGCTGCCACGACCGGCAAGCCCGACCACTCGATGCCGCCCGAGCCGTTGGCAAGGAAGCCCCAGGCCTTGAGCGCGAGCGCGTCGTGCATGTCGAAGGCCGGCTCGTCTTCGTCTTCGTAGACGATGCCGGCCTGCCGATCGCGCAGCGCCTTCAGTTTTTTTCCGCGCTCTCCTTGGTGCTGAAGTACGCGGCGATCAGGTCGATGACGTAGGTCTCGATCTGCGCCGCGTGCTCCAGGTGGTCGCCGATGTACACGGCCCACACCGCCTTGCTGAAGGGCCGCGCGTCGCTGCCGCCCACGCCTTCGGGCAGCAGGTCGGCGTCGGTCCAGCCGTGCCAGTCGACGACGCACTCGCGCGCGATGTCGAGCGTGGGCGCGTTCTTCAGGCGCACCATGCCCGCCTCGTCGGGCCGGCGCACGGTGACCGAACGCTCGCCCCGACCGTTGCCAGCGGGCAGCAGGATGAGGCGGCTCTCGCGCGCCTGCATCATGGCCTTGATGAGTTGGTCTTCCGTCATCAGGCAGCCCCGAGCAGCACGAAGCCCTTGACCTTGATGCCGAGCGAGCCGGTGCCCGCGGCGCCCTGCTGCACGTCCTCGCCCGGCAGCGACGGCTGGCCGCGGAAGACGCGCACCGCGCCGCTCTTGAGCGTGACGCGGCCGACGACGAAGCCCTGCGCGATGGCGGCCTTGTTCAGGATGATCTGCGCGGCCGACGGCACGTCCTGCGCCAGCGTCGGGATGGTGAACGACTGCGCGCCGAGCAAGCCGTTCTCTTCCTGCGTGATGTCGTCGATGAGGCGCGTGACGTTGACCGGCGTGGCCTCGCCGCCGCCGAACTGGTAGGCGGTGGCTTCCTGCAGCGTCTCCCACGTGGCCACGGGGACGAACAGCGGCGAGCCGCCGGCGACGAAGGCGCTGTAGCTCGTGGTGTCCAGGCTCTGCGCCTGGAACGACACGCCAGCCACCACGCCCTTGACGCGCGCAGCCTGGCCCTCGATCTGCGCCATGCCGCCGATGCCGCTGAAGTAGCCGACGGCGTTGATGGCCGGCGGCGCCGCCGCCAGCACGACGGCCGGGTCGGCCAGGCTGATGCCGGTGATGGGGATGCCAGCGCCGTAGGTGGCCGCGATCTCGACCTTGATGCCGCGCCCGATGATGTTGCCCATGCTGGGCTCCTTTCAGTGATGACCCGGCGCAGCCGGGGGTTGATGGAACTTCTGATTCACGTGATCCACTCGACCGTGAGGATTTCGGCCTCCAGGTCGATCTCGGGGTCGTAGCCGCCGGCACCGTCGGTCCAGGGCAGGCCGCCGGCGAGAAGTGCGTCTTCGACCAGCTCGCGCACGGCTATAGCGTTGGCGCGATCGACTCCCACCACCTGGATGGAGATGCCCTGCGTGCGGCTCAGCAGCGTGTTGTCGAGGCCGAAGGTCGGCCGGTCGTACTGCTTGCTGAAGCAGATGTGCGGGCGCGGCATGTTCTCGTCGGGCGTCTGATCGACAGCGATCGACGCGGCACCGGCGGGCAGCGCAGCGAGCAGGGCCGAGCTGGCGATCAGGATCGCCCGGACTTCGGACTCGGCGCTCATAGACCCTTGCGCTTGATGACGCGATCGACCGCGGGGCCGAGCGCGGCGACGATGGCGGCGACGGCCTCGGCGGTGCGGCGCGCGGCCTTCTGCAACATGCCGGCGCCGGCGTAGCCGCGCTTGCCGAACTCCAGCCACCGCCAGTAGTACGGGTCGCGCGGGTTGTCGGCGCCGCGCTGACTGGCGCGCACCAGGCGGCGGCGCTTGGTGCCGAAGATGCCGCGCTCGGTGCGAAACTTCGCGCCCTTGGCCGGGCGGACGTTGACGAAGACGCCAACGTTGCCGCGGCGGCTGGCCAGCTTGCTGGTGCGCACGCTGATGGCCTTGCGCACGGTGCCGGGCAGCCGGACAACGCGCCCGTCGGCGCGGCGCACGGCCAGCGTGAGCACCGGCGTGAGGCGGCGCGCGAAGCGCTGGAACACGCGGCCGCCGGCGGCCAGCGCGTTGCGCAGTGGCCCGCGGCGCAGCGCGGCCGGGATGCGCGCGAGCGTGGCGCGCAGGTCCGGCAGGCCCATCACCGTCACGCGCACGCCGTCAACGGCCATCGCGCACTCCTGCGGTAGCAAGCAGCTCCAGCCGGTCGCGGGCGGCAGCCACGTCCACCGGGTCGCCCTGGATCTCATACGGGCGGTTGCGCCAGAGGATGCGCCAGGCGCCCGTAACGTCGGCCCGGTAGCGGATGGTGAACTTCACGTCGTGCAGCGCAACGGCGGTACCGCCCAGCGCCACCGTCTCGCGCGAGCGCACGGGCTCCACGGCAGCCCACACGGTGGCCACGGTTTGCCACGCACCCGTGCGCTCGCCGAGCGCGTTGGTGCCGGGCGCGCGCGTCTGCAGCTGGATGCGCTGGTCGAAGATGCCGGCGGAGATCATCTTCAGCCGTTGCCGTAGAAGCGGTGGCGGTCGAGCAGGCTGTCCCAGTGCCGGCCGGGCAGCTCGGCGACGCTGACGCCCTGCGCAAAGCCCTCGGCGTTGCGCTTGCTGATGCCCACGTGCAGCTTGATCCAGTCGACGATGGACGCGGGCACCGCGGCCGCTCCGCCGAAGCCGCAGCGGAACTGCACGCGCAGGGCGTTGACGGTGGCGAGGGTGGCGGGCCAGCTCGTACCCAGCGCGGGATGCACCCAGCCGGGCTCGTTCTCGAAGTCGAGCGCGTAGGCGGCGGGGGCAAGCGTCTGCTCCACGCCCAGCGTGTCCAGGTACTTGACGCTGATCACCTGCTGCACCGGCGGGTACGCCAGCGCGATCGGGCCGCAGGGGAAGGCGTCGAGCACCAGCTCCCAGTCCTGCGTGACGAGGGCGCGCTGCAGGATGTGCTCGGCCGACTCGCGCGCGGCCTTGATCCAGGCGGGGATCATGGCGTCGAAGGCGGTGTTGTCGGCGTCGATGCGCAGGTGGTCCTTGGCGTCTGCCAGGGACAGCGGCTCGGCGGCGGGCGGGGCGATGAGGCGCAGGGGCATGGTCAGCGGCGGCGAAGGGTTTGCAGGGCGGCGGGGCGGGTGGCGGACTGCAGCGCCGGCGCGCGCGGGGCGGCGACCTGCCGCGCGCGATCGGCCGGCAGCACGCCGAGCGCGCCGCGGCCGCCGACGAAGGCCACCGGGAAGGCCGCGTCGATCTCCAGCGCCAGGCCGACACCGGTGCCGGTGCGCAGCACGATGGGCGTGGCGTTGTCGGTCTCGACCGCACGGGCGACGGCGCGGGCGCGGCGCACGGCGAAGGCCTGCGCGGCGTCGGCCTCGGCGGCGCGGCCCACGGCGAGCAGCTTGTCCTGCAGGCTGGCCACCGGCTGCGCCGTGTCCTGCTCCAGGGCCTGCGCGGCCGCGCGGCGCTTGCGGCGCTGCGCGGGCGTGGCGCTGTCGGCTTCGAGGGCGGCGCCCACCGCCAACGAGCGGCGGCGCACGACGGCGATGGGCTGCGCCGCGGCGGCCTCCAACGCCTGGGCCGCGGCGCGGGCCTTGCGGCGCGCCAGGGCCTGCGCGGCGTCCGCTTCGAGCGCCTGGCCGGCGGCGATGTTCTTGCTGCCGGCCGGGCTGACGGCGCCCGCCGTGTCGAGTTCAGACGTCTGGACAAGGACCCGGGCCTTGCGCCGCGCGAGGGGCTGGGCGAGCGCCGCCTCCAGCGCCTGAGCGGCGGCGCGGGCCTTGCGGCGCGCGACCGGCTGGGCGGCGTCGGCCTCGGCCGCCTGCGCGACGGCGATATAGCGGCGCAGGCGCACGGCGATGGGCTGGGCGGCATCGGCCTCCGCTGCCGCGGCCGCGCTGCGCTGCTTGCGGCGCCCCAGGGCCTGCGCGGCATCGGCCTCCAGGGCCTGGGCGGCGGCGATGTTGCGCGCGGTCGAGCGCGTGACCGGCTGCGCGAGATCCGTCTCCGTGGCGCGCGCGACGGCGGCGGCCTTGCGGCGCTGGATGGGCTGCGCGCTGTCGGCCTCGGTCGCGCGGCCGAGGGCGACGGTGCTGCCGCCCGCGGTGCCGCGGGTGTAGGCGCCGACCGTGCCGGCACCGGTGGGGCCGGCGCCGGCGACCGGGACGGCGCGCGGGCCGGTGCCGGTGACGTTCCAGCCGCCGCCGGCGTCGGCGGTGAAGTCCAGGCGCACGCCGTACAGCTTGTTGGCGTCGGCCTGCTTCGAGATCGTCTCGGTGGCGGCCGGGAAGCTGGCGTATGCCTCGGTGGCGAACGAGCCGTTGCCGCCGGCGGTGCGGTAGCCGAGCGCCAGATCGTCGTTGTTGGCGCCGGAGACGAGCAGGTAGTAGGTGCCGGCGGGCAGCGAGATGCTGACCGCACCGGAGTCGACCCAGCCCAGCGTGCCGCTACTGACCGTAGCAGTGGACTGACCGAGCAGGTTGCTCAGCGACGCATCGTCGTACAGCGCGAACTTGACGCCGACCGCGGCGCCGGTGGTGCGCATGTTGGCACCGAAGCGCGTGATCGTGCCCGACGTGCTCAGGACAACATGCGCGCCGTAGGGGAACGCCGAGAGCTGGAAGCCGGAGTTCGTCTCCGCGGCGCCGAAGTCCGCCGCGGTGAGATCGAGCGGGTAGCGCCAGACCATCTGCTACCCGCGCACGTAGTCCACGCGATTGCCCGCCAGGTCGACGCTGGCGTTGCGCTGCGTGGTGCCGACGCTCTTGATGAGCGAGGCCGCCACCCACGAGGTCGGTCGTGCGCTGCCCGGCAGGCCGGTCGTGGGGCTGTCGGCCTTCGTGAAGCTGACCGAGTCGGTCGAGAAGATGAAGTCGGCGCGCGTCCAGTTGGCGTTGACGAAGACGACGAGCCAGATGTAGTTGGTGTCCGGCGTGGGGCTGCCGACCACGCTGCGCGTCGCAACGGCGTTGCTCAGGCGGTCCTGGCTCCACTCGGCCGCGCTGCCGTTCCAGCGCAGATTCCAGGCCACGCCATCGGTGAACGTGCCGCCCGCGCTGTCGGCAAAGCCGCTGATGAGCTGCCACGTCTCCGTGCCGCTGTTGGCGGCTTCCGCAGCCAAGCGCGCAACGCTGAGCGCGCAGCCGAGCGTGGGTACGATATCGCCGGCTCCGGCGTTGCCGAGCGTGGCACGGCCGGTAGCGGTGGTGCCGGTGTCGATCTGCACGACGCCGCTGGGGCGCTCGGTGGTGTTGACGAGGTAGGTGCTCGACTGTGCCGACGCGCCGGTGCCGCTGACCGTGCTGGTGAACATGCCGAGGGTGCCGCCGATGAAGTCGGTGAACTCGGTCAGTCCCATCTTCGAGATATCGCAACTCGCGTTGATGGCCTGCCAGCGGCTGCTGATGGACGAGTAGCGCAGCGTGATGCGGTCGCCCGGCATCAGGAAGAACGGGAAGCCGTTGGGCAGGTCGAAGCGGTTGGCCGCCGCGCTGGCCGGGTTCTGGTGCTCTAGCCAGAGCAGGAAGTCCGTGCTGCTGTTGGCGAGCACGATCTCGTGCCCGTCGTAGGTGGCGGCAAGGCCGGTGAGCTTGAGCGAGGTGGTGATGCTCAGGCACAGGCCCTTGCAGGCAATCAGGTTGCCGAGGCTGCCGGCGTTGTAGTCGTTCTGGTTGGCGCTCGGGGCGGCGGCCAGGATGCCGCCATCGAGCATGGTGATGCCGACCCGCTTGGTCGCGCCCGCAGCCCAGTTCACCTTGGCGTTGCCGTTGCTGCTGCGGAACGGGACGGTGACCGTCACCTCGTTGGCCGCCGTGTACGTGCACAGGCCGCACTCGAAGACGCTGCCGCCGCCATCGGCCGAGGCGTTGCCGCTGGCGTCGACCGCCTCGACGTAGCCGAGGAAGGTGTCACCGACCTGGATGGCCGACCCGTCCGGGCGCTCGGCGTCGTTGATCGGCCGGTAGCCGGGCACGCCGGCGCCGCTCACCGCAAGCGCGCCGGCGCCGCTGGTCGTGCTGGTGTCGATGCAGCGGACGTCGGTGATGTGCGCCATGCTGTGCCCTCAGCCGGTCGGTCAGGTCGTGGCGCGCGCGAAGCCGGCGGCGGCGATGACGGCGGTGATGTCGCTGCCGTCGGGCGTGACGGGGAAGTCGTGGATCGTCAGCGGCACGATCGCCGCGTCGGTGCCGGCGGTGCTGTCGTTGTCGTAGCCGATGACGAGCTTGGACCAGGCCGAGCCGGCGGCCACGCCGGTCCACGTCTGGTCGGGGATGTCCACATCGACGCGGTTGTTTACGTCGTCGGGCGCGAAGGCCACGATATCGGCGTCCGTCAGGACCTTGCGCGAGTAGCCGGCGTTGGTGACCTCGGCGACGTTGGCCAGGGCTTCGATGGCGGCCAGTGTGTCGGCGTCGCGGATGGCGGCGTCTTCCGCTGCGGCGCCGCCGGTGACGTTGAAGATGGCGACGACGAGCGTCGAGTTGGCCGGGTCGTTGGTGTCGACGCGGTTGTACAGCTCGGCAAAGCGTCCGGCAGCGATGTTGCAGACGAGATCGGCCATGGCTCAAGCCTCCGCGGTGTGGCTCATGCTGGGCGCCAGGGCGCCGGGCACGGCCTTGAAACGAGCGTGCTGCGCTGCGTCGAGCACGCACTCGTAGTGGTTGATCTGCTCGCCCTCGTACTTGCCGGGGCGGCGCTTGATGGCGTAGCGCAGGGTCTCGGGCTTGACGTGCAGCCGCAGCTCGTCGCCGACGACTTCGGCGAAGCCGAACATCGCCAGCTGGTCGACGAGCGAGGTGCTGAAGTTCTGCGCCGGCGAGGTGCCTGTGTGGCGCACGCTGATGGCCGTGACCTTGCCCTCGGCGTCGTGGTGGCGTTTGAGCAGCATGACGTGATGCCCTTTCTCAGATGACGGTGATGGTGACCACGCGCGGTGCGCTGCCGGGCGCAAAGGCCTTGCATGCCTCGTTGGAGCGCGCCGACTCCGGGCCCGCCACACCGGCGATGGTCTCGAGCGCAGTGACCTCCCAGCACACCTCGGTGCCCGGCTGCAGGCCGGTGTTGATGGTGGTGCTGGTGCCGGTGATGGTGCCCACCGCGGTCTTGGCGGCGCCCTTGAGGCCTTGATAGACGCGGTAGCTCACGGTGCCGGTGATGGCCGAGCCGTCGAGGCGCTGCGTGGGCGCGGTGAAGCTGATGGTGGCCGTGTTGGCGGTCTGCGCGCGCGCGGCAGTGGCCGCCAGGCCGAGCAGCAGCAGCCAGGCGCAGGCAACGAACAGCGCGCGCAGGGCGCCGGCGAGGGTGAGGGCAAGGTGCTTCATGCGGGGGCTCCGGCGGTGGTGAAGGTGGGCGGCAGGCCCTGGCCGGGCTGCTGCACGGCGAGGAAGTCGAGCAGGGCGCGGGTCTGGTTGCGCGCGTCGGCCAGCTCGGCGTCGGACACGTCGCGGCCTTCGGCGACGGCCTTGGACACAGTGATCTGGTACTGCATGGCCTGGGTCAGCGCTTGCGTGGCCAGGTTCAGCAGCGCGACAGCGTTGGCGCTCATTTGGCGGCTCCTTTGGTGGCGAGGTAGGCGGACAGCGCGTTGAGCACCGCGACGGTGGCGCGCAACTTGACGAAGCCGGGGTCGGCGCAGGCCGGGCTGGGCTCGCCGGTGGCCGCATCCTTCGGGCACGTCTTGACGACGGCTTGCGCAAGGTCGATGCCCTGCTCGGCGGTGCGCACGGTGGCGACGACGTTGTCGCGGTCGGCGTCGCTCAGGCGCCCCTGCGCGCGCAGGTCGATCGCGGTGCGCAGGATGGCCTGCGACGTGGCGGTGGCGGCGAGCGCGGCCTGGTTGAAGCTCTGCGGTTGCTGGATGCCGAACTGCGCGCAGGCGGCGAGCAGCAGGGTAGCGGCGAAAAGGGCGAGGCGCTTCATGCCGAGGCCTCGGCAGGCGTGAAGTCGACGTAGAACTCGCGGCCGATCGGGAACTGCGCGAGCGCGTCTCGATTGATCGTGCCCAGTTCGATCGCGCCACATGGCGTGGCCTCGTAGAACGCCTTGTTTTCGGGGCTGTCGCCGGTCACCGGCTGCAGCTTGACGGTGCCGATGTGGCCTTTGTTCTTGTCCCAATGGGCCTGCGTGGTGATCGACTGAACCTTGAACTTTGCGCGAACGGTCATGAGTCTGTTCTCCTTACTTGATGCCGCCGTGTTCGAGCGAGTAGTGGTTGCCGTCGTTGAAGCGGCCGCCCCACGTCCCGCCCTGCGATTCCCACCACTCACCGAGCGGCCGGTGAGCGTCGGTGCCGGTGAGGAACCGGCCGTTCTTGAAGAGGTTGAGATCGATCCCCAGGCGCTGCTTGTGCGCGCTGCGCGACTCGCCGTAGCCTTGGCGCACGCCCATCGGGCCGAAGACGCGCGGGTCGCGAAAGGCGTCGCCGAGGGTGACCTCGAAGCCGAGTTCGGCGGCCTTGAGGATGAGCGCGGCCACCATCTGCGCGAAGCGGCTCTGCTTCTCGCGAAGGGTCTCAGTCTTCACGCGGCGGCTCCAGCGGGTCGGCGGCGTTGGCGGCGGGTGCAGGCGTCTGGACACCGCGGTTCTGCGGCCAGGCGCGGCCGATCAGCGTGGTGACGATGACAACGATGATGCCCATCCAGGCCTCGAGCCAGGGCGCGAGGCCGTACACGGCGGTCTTGATCTGCTGCTGCTGTTCGGGCGTGAGCGCGAACCAGATGGCGGCGAGCGCCCCCCAGGCAGCGAGCACCCAGGTGCTGATGTTGGTGGGCAGCTGCTGCAGGTTGTTCTTGAGGCGAGGGTCCATGGGCTTTACTCCGGTTGGTGAGAAGACGCGTCGTCGCGGCGCTTGCAGACGCATAGCGGGTAAACGACGCCGTGCATGCGCGAGGCGTAGTCGTCGGCATCGGCGCGGTCGAACTTGAGGGCGGGGCGCGCGTCTGGGCTGGTGAAGACGGCCCAGGCGACCACGCCGGGGGGCGGCGCGAAGTGCTGGGCGCCGGTGAGCAGGGCCGCACGGCTCATCGCGGGCTGCCGAACAGGCGGCGCTCGATCTCGCGGATGCGCGCCTCGTGGTCGTCGACGTTCTTCTGGCTGGCAAAGGCCCCGCGCATGCTCGACACCTCGCCACGCATTTCGGCAACCTGGTTGGTCAGCGCGCGCAGCTCGCTGGCGAGGACAGCCTTGTCCGCCTTGTCGTTGAAGAAGTAGGCGGCCGAGTAGGTGATGGCGCCGACGACAAGGCTGATGAGCACGGTCTGCAAGTGCCGCTCCATGGCGCCGGTGTGCCGGCGGTCTTTGTTGTCTTCCACGATCAGAGGCCCAGCAACTTTTTGAGGTGCGCGATGTGCGCCAGCGTGGCCGCCTGACGGTCTGGCGGCACATGTCCAAGGTTGCGTTCCAAGGTGGCCAGCTCCCGCTCGTAGTAATCGCGATCTGCAGGGGTCAGTTGCTTGTCCATCACAGCCCCGTGAAGTACGTTGCCATCGGGTTCTTCGGCTTTTCGCTGTTCGTCCACAGCCCCCACTGCTGCGTCAGTCCATCGGTGTTGAACCAGCGGCCGGCCAGCACGTACTGCACCATGTGCAGTTGGCTGTTGGCGACGAAGACGCGATCTCGGTAGTCCTGATACCACGCCAAGGCGCTGGCCGAATCCATCCACGTCTTGAAGCGCGTGCCGATGGCCGCGGCCCCTGTGCCGCTCAGTGTGACGTGGTGCCCGCACTCGTAGATGTTGACGATGGCCGCGGGCGCCCGCGTGGCAAGGTTGGCGGCGCGCCCTGCGACGGCCGCGGCCGAGGCGGTCGTGCCGCGGTACATCGCGTCATACCACTGCGTATCGGTCCATGTCGATGCGCCATCTGCGATGAAGCTCGCCAGCGTGTAGTCCACAAGCGATGCGTTCTGCGGGTAGCAGTACGGCGCCACCAGGCACTCGCCCGGGCCTGCTGCGGTGCCGGCGTTGATCCAGTTGGCGAAGGTCTGACCTGCGGAGAACACGCCGGTATCGACGTGATCCAGCATCTGATCCATGAAGCCGTTGCTCACGGCCTGAATGCCGAAGCAGCGCGTGATCTGCGCTTGGGGGTAGCCGGCATCGGCGCATGCTTTGGTCGCCAGCAGTTGAAGGTGCGACGACGCGCGCGCTGCGCCTGCAAAGCTGCGCGCAAAACCGAACTGCTCTGCCGGAGCGCCACGCAGCCAGTTGGTCGAGCCTGCGAAGACGTTGTTCCACTTCTCGTTGGAGTGCTCGGGCTTGATCTTCAGCCACGGGGCCGCCGCGTACATCTGCTGGAAGATCGCAAGGTACACACCCGCGTAGTCGCGGTCGCAGCGATCGATCTCGAACCCGTAGGCTTCCGTTGCGTCGGCCGTCACGTCCAGAATGGCGCCGCTGGGCGTCGCGGAAAGCTGGAAGTCGTTGGTCGTCGGGTTGCGCACGTACCACGCCGAGTCTTGCGGCAAGTTGCCGTGCGTGGCGTTGTCGTAGCCGAAGCGCGCGATCTTCGTGCCCTCGGCCATGCCGTGAGGAACAAGCGTGCCCGGGGCGTTGTAGAGCGAGAAGCGATCCGTCGCAGCAACCGCCCTGTACAGCAGCCCGCCATAGCAGGCCGGCGTGGTGTAGTGCAGGATCGCGTTGCCGCCCGCTTCGTTCGGGTAACGGTCCTTCAGCTCGACAAAGAGCTTGGCGATGACGCTGGGCGGCGTGTTGCGCTCGCCCCAATAGCGGTTTGCCTCGGTCGGCACCTGGGCTGCAGCAAGGATGCGCGAGGCGTAGGGGTCGCCGATGAACTGGTTGGCCTGCGTCCAATCGAGCACGCGAATGACGCGCAGGTTGCGCAGTTCTTCCAAGAAGCGCGCGCGGTACAGCTTGCCGGCGTTGTAGTCGGCCTCGTCCTCGACGTGATAGACAGCCAGGCCCGAGGACAGCGATTGCGCGCCGCCCGTGTTGTTGGTCAGCAGCAAGGACAAGTCGCCGCCATCGGCCGTGCCGTAGCCGCTGCCCGCGGTGAAGGTGATGGTGGCAAGGCCGGGCGCGCTGGTGCCGCCGCTCCATCTGGCGCCACCACTGAAGCTCGGCGTCCAGCCGGCCGGGCACACGCACTTGTACTGCCCTGCGGTCATGTGGCCGTACTGCGACGGCTGGTCGGCCACGATGGGCAGCCGCACCACGCCGCCCGCGGGCACATCCGTCAACCAGTTGGCCGCGCTCTGGTATGGCGACGTGTTGTTGTCGAACTGGTTGAGCCAGCGATCCTCCGCTGACCGTATGCGGTTGATCCACGGCCAGTTGCCGCTGTAGCGGTTGGCGTCGTTGATGTTGGCCGAAGCGCGGCCGAAGGCGAGTGCTTCGACGAAGCCGCCGGTGCTCGCCGGGTATGGCTGGCGACTTCCGCCCAGCATCATCCATCCGCGCTGCAGGCGCCTGGTGAGACAGCAGAGCCGCCGCATCAAAGCTCCCTGAAGCACTCCATAGGGCCGACAAGCGCTTGACGGCTCGTCGTGCCGGCCGTCTTTGCGAGGTGCGCCGCAACGTGGCACGCCACATCGCCGGGCACATTGGTGGTGTGCGTGGCCACCAACGCGCCGTTGATGTAGAAGCGGACTTCAGTCGCGCTGACGTAGTGCACCGTAAGCTGCACGACGGCGTTGGCTGCCACCGCGACACCGGAGTCTGTCGTCGTGCTGACGCTTGCGTTGCGTGTGACGCAGCGCCAGTTGGCTGACTGCGATCTGTCGTACTCGATCCACGCGCCGACCGCACCGATGCCGAGGAAGGTGTGCTCGAACGTCGGGCCAAAGACGAACCGATAGTCCTCGCCTGCGGTAGCCAGAATCGGCAGAAGCACCAAGTCGCTGAAGGCAGACTTTGGCTTGAAGGGGAAACACGGCGCCTCGGGGTAGTCCTCGAGGAACCGGATCGACGCTTTGCCGGTGGCCGTCGTTCCGGTGTTCAGGCCATCGCAGAAGCCGAGCGCGCCGAAACCGTTGCTGCGCACCACGGAACCGGCGCCATCATTGGCCCGCGAGGTGATCGCCGACATGACCAGAAACCGCGGATGCGTGCGTTGGCTGAGCCATGCGTCGGCGTTCGCGTGATTCTTCCCGAGCACCGTTGCAGGGAACGGCTGTGCGGGCGCGCTCGGCAGACTGCCGCCGCCAGCGGCCTGCGAGCGCCGCTCGATGCGCACGCTGGTGCCGCCGAGCCAGCGCCATGCGATCTCGCCGCCCTGCCCGGCCGTGGTGGGGCTGGCAGTGACGCCGGGGGCGTAGCTGTACGCCGGGCCGGCGGCCAGCGTGACGACGCCGGCGCCTTCCTGCGTTATGACGCCGGAGGCGTCGGCAGGAAAGCCGGTGAAGTCGAACGAGGCGGTGATGGCCGCTGCGTTGTTGGCGCGGATGGGCGGGCCAACACGCGCGGCATTCAGGGTGAAGGCCGTGCCCGCCTCGCTGATGGCCGGCGCGCTGAGCAGCACGAAGGGAATGCCGGTGGTGTCGATGGTGCCGCCGATGTCGGCGGTGCAGAGGTAAACGCGGTCCTTGCCAAGCGTGCCTTCCTGCACGACGACCAGGACGCCAGCGTGCGCATCGTAGGCGGTGAAGCCGGCCAGGCGCGTGGCCGCAGCGGCGGCGCCGTTGAAGACGTAGATGCCATTCTGGCTGCCCGTGGTCTGCAGCGGCGCCAGGAAGGTCTGGCCGTTGACCATGGTCACGCCGTCGAGCGCGGCGCCCGGCGCGGCCAGGTTGATGTTGCCCGGCGCGACGGCGCGCACGCTGACGTTGCCGGCAGCGCCGCCGCTGTGGGTGTGATTGGCAGCCAGCGCGGCGGCGTTGGCCAGCGTAAGCAAGCTGCGGCCGAAAGCGGTGGTGGCCAGCGCGGACAGCGCGTCCAGCGTGGTGCTGCCGGGCTGGCGGGTGTTGGCGTTGCTGTTGGCCGAAGCTGCTGCGGCGGCGTTGGCGGTGGCCCTGCCGTCAAGATCGGTGAAGTTCCCGTCCAGCTCCGCGTGGGTGAGCGCGGAGCCTTTGGTGCTGCGCAGGGTGATGGTCATGGCGGATTACCGGCGGGCGGCTGTGACGCGGCTCAGGCGCGCTGCTTGGTGCTGCGCGTGGCGGCGGACGCGGCGTCGCGGTTCTCGGGGGCGCCAGCCTTGGCCTTGGCCTTGGCCTCGGCGGCGGCGCGTTCGGCCGCTGCGGCCTCTTCCGCGGCCTTGGCGGCGGCTTCGGCTTCGGCTGCGGCCTTGGCCTCGGCGGCGGCGCGTTCGGCCGCTGCGGCCTCTTCCGCGGCCTTGGCGGCGGCTCCGGCTTCGGCTGCGGCCTTGGCCTCGGCGGCGGCGCGTTCGGCCGCTGCGGCCTCTTCCGCGGCCTTGGCGGCGGCGCCGTCGTCGGCCGGCACGTTCACGACGACGGCGGCCAGGCCGTTGGCGACCGCGTACTCGGCGCACTCGGCCGTGGTGTCGGCCTCAATGCCGGCCTCGAAGGTCTGCACGCGGTAGCCGTGGTGCGCGTAGGCGAAGTTTTCGCCAGGCAGGATGCGCACGGGCGGGGGCGGCTCGTCGCTGGCGGGCGATGCCACGGTGGCATCGCCCGCCCCGGCGACCGTGCCGGCTTCGGCCACCAGCGTGGTATCCGGTGCAGGCGTCTGGACAAGCTCGGCCCAGCCGGACTCGACGGCCGTCTGGGCGCATTGTTCGGTGGTCTCGACCGGCTCGTCGCCGGGCGCAAAGGCCTCCACGCGCACGCCGCCGTGGGCGTAGTTGAAGGCCTGGAGGATCTTGATCAGCGGCATGTGGGGGCTCCGGTGGCGAGGCAAAAAGAACGGGCGCCGGCCATGGCAGCCGGCGCCCGTGGAGTGGGTGGCGCCTATTCGTCGTTTCAGCGCACCGAGGAGGACTCAGGCGACAGCGAAGCGGACGAGCTTGATGGCCTCGCTGTTGACCACCATGCCGCCGACGCGCTTGGTGGTGTAGAAGCCGACGTAGGGCTTGTTGGTGAACGGATCGCGCAGCATGCGGGTGCCGAGGCGGTCGACCACGTAGTAGCCGCGGCGGAAGTTGCCGAAGGCGATGCTCAGGCTGTTGGCGGCCTTCACGGGCATGTCTTCCATCTCGACGATGGGATAGCCGAGCAGGTTGAAGCCGAAGCCGTTGGCCAGCACCGCGGGCTGCCACAGGTACATGCCGTTCGCGTCCTTGATCTGCATGATCTCGAACATCATGGCCTTGCCCATCGTCCAGACGGAGCCGGCGCGGTAGGCGCGCTTGAGCTTGGCCATCAGCGCGAACAGGACGTCGGCCTTGTTGGCGGCCGCGAAGTCGCCGGCGACGCCGGTTGGCACGTGCTCCAGCGTGCCGAACGCGCGGCCGGCGTCGCCGGTGGCAGCCGTGGTGTAGGCGAGGAAGCCCTTGGGCTGGTTGGTGCCGGTGCCGGTGACGAAGGCAGCGCCCTCGGCGACGGCGAACTGCTCCTCCAGCTGCGAGACGATCTCGGCCTCGACGTTGATGATGCTGTCGTCCAGCATCTGCTGTGTGATCTGCGGGTTCGCGTACAGCTCGCCCATCAGCGCCGGCACTTCTGCGAAGGTGCTGGTGTTGGTGGCCGGCCGCGCCGCGACTTCACCGACCCAGCCCGAGGCGATGCCGTTGGTGTTGACCAGCTTCTTGTAGTCGCTGGTACCGACGGCGCGCACGGTGGCGATCTGGCGCATCGGAGAGACGTCGCGCGCGAGCTGCTCGAGCTGGCGGTCGATCTCTTCGGGCAGCGTCACGCCGCCGTCGCCGGCGACGCCGATCGACCAGGCCTTCTTCTGCAGCTCGCTGATGTCGCCGCCCTTGCGCACCCAGGTGTTGATGAACGCGCTGCGGTACTCGGCCTTGGCGGGATCGACGTCGGTACCGCCACCGAGGCCTGCGCGGTTGGCCTTGGCTTCGAGGCGCTCGACGGTCTTCTTCATGTCGAGCAGGTCGCCGAGCTGCGTGGTGATGGCGGCGAGCTTGGCCTGGAAGTCGGTGTCGCTCTTGGCGGACTCGATGGCCTTCAGGCGTTCGTCGTTGGTCTTCTTGAAGTCTTCGAGGCCCTGCCTGATGCTTTCGACGAGGGTCTTCAGCTCGGGCAGCGCGACCGGCACGTTGGCGAGCATCAGGCCGCCGAGTGTGCCCTGCAGCAGGCTGGAGGGATCGACGACGACAGCGCATGCGAGCGCCACTGCCATCAGGCCGAAGAAGAACACCGCCGGGTGGCGGATGAAGGACCGGATCATGGTGGTGGTTCCTTTGTGGTGGGGTTGGTCAGGCGAGGGTGGAGTGAAGCTGCTCCAGGGAGTGCTTCAGTTCGCCCAGCTCGTCAGCCTCACGCTGACCAGACAGGGACTTGATGCGCGACACGAAGTCGCGCGCCTGGGTGCGGCTGAGGCCACCTGCATCACGCAGGTAGCGCTCGGCGTCCGCCAGGGTTTCGAGTGCGTCGATCGCGGACTTGACGCCCGAGATCTGCGCGGAAGGGTTGGCCGGGAAGGTGACGATGGACACCTCCCAGAGATCGAGCTTCGTGAGCTTGCGGATGCCGGTAACCTTGTCGTAGGCGTCCTCGCGGGTGACGAAACCGATGGACAGGCCGTTGACGGCCTTGGCGGCCATCAGGGCGCGCGCCTCCTTGGCGCGCTGCACGTCGTCGACGAGCAGCTGGCCCTTGACGCGCAGGCCGACCGTGTCCTCCTCCATTTCGAGGTAGGGACCGACCGGCTCGCCGGAGCGGTGCTGCCACAGCACGGGCGGCAGCTTGCCGCTGTCCTTCCAGGCCTGCAGCGACTCGGCGAAGGCGCCGGGCATGACGATCTCGCGGTAGCTGTCGACGTTGCCGAACACGCTGCCGTACCCGGTGAAGACGCCCTTCTCGTCAACGGCTTTTACCTCGAACGGGCGCTCGATGTACTTCAGTTCGATGGTCATGGCGTGGCGGTGCCTTCTTCGTCGGGCGCCGGCTCGCTGCCGGCGGTGGTGTTGGCGGGGGTCAGCGGCTGGTC